GCCGTCCGCGCAGCGTTCCGCAACGGCGCTCGCGCGCCCCTGCTGGTTGCTCCGACCGGCGCCGGAAAAACCGTCATGTTCTCCTACATCGCCGCCCATTCTGCGTCCAAGGGACGGCGTGTGTTGATCCTGGTCCATCGCCGCGAACTCATCCGGCAGTCCAGCCGCAAGTTGACCGAAACCGGCGTCCCTCACGGCATCATCGCTCCCGGCAACACCCCGACGCGCGACGCCGTGCAAGTCGCGAGCGTGCAAACCCTGGCCAGGCGGCTGGGCCGCAATGACGCGCCCGATCTCATCGTGATCGACGAGGCGCATCATGCCGTCGCTGGTCAATGGGCCGCCATCGTCGCAGCCTATCCGGACGCAAAGTTGCTCGGCGTCACCGCCACGCCCGAACGGCTGGACGGGCGCGGGCTCGGCGTCTCCGCCGGCGGGTGCTTCGATAGCCTCGTGATGGGCCCGACCGTGGCAGAACTCATCGCGGGCGGCTACCTCGCCCCGACGCGCATCTTTGCTCCATCCGAAATGCCGGACCTCTCTGGCATCCGCACACGCGGCGGTGACTACGAGACCAGCGCGCTGGCCGACGTGATGAGCAAGCCGCAGATCGTCGGCGACGCAGTGGCGCACTATGCGAAGCACACGCCAGGCCAGCCCGCTATCGTGTTCTCACCATCCGTCGCGCATGCCGAAGCGATGGCGGCTGCGTTCCGCGCCGCAGGGTGGCGCGCCGTCGCCGCGTCAGGCCAGACCGAAGAACGCCAGCGGGACGCCGCCATCGCCGGCCTAGGCACCGGCGCCGTCCAAGTCCTTTGCTCGTGCGACCTCATCTCCGAAGGGCTCGACGTGCCGGTTGTCGGCGCGGTGATCCTGATGCGACCCACGAAGTCCCTCGCACTGTTTCTCCAACAAGTCGGGCGTGGGCTGCGCCCGGCGCCCGGCAAGACGCATCTCACCGTGCTCGACCACGCCGGCAACACGCTCCGCCACGGCCCGCCCGAGATGCCGCGCGAATGGTCGCTGAACGGACGGCCGAAGAAGGAACGGGAGAATACGCCTCCGGCTCGGCAATGCCCGGAATGCTACGCTGTCCACGCGCCAGCGCCAGTGTGTCCCGAGTGCGGCTTTGTTTATCCCGTCACTCGCCGGGCGATCGCGCATGTTGACGGGGAGCTGGCCGATGTGACCGCAGAGATGGCCGCAAAGTGGGGCAAGCATATCCCGCTATCGCACGTGCTGCGTAACGCGCGGGATGAGGACCTCGCCGCCATCGCCAAGGCGCGCGGATACAAGCCCGGTTGGGTGTTTTATGCTCGGCAGGCGCGAGCAGCCCGGCGCGCACGAGTCGCCATATGAGCGAAGCCGCCGTCATCCAGCGCATCCGCCTCGACCTGGGACGTGAACCGGCGTTGCGCCTGTTCCGCCACAATCAAGGCGCGCTGCGTGACGCGACCGGTCGTGTCGTGCGCTTTGGCCTGCATCGCGGCTGCCCGGACCTCATCGGCTGGCGATCCATCGTCGTCGCGCCCGAACACGTAGGCCGAACGCTCGCTCTGTTTGTCGGCGTCGAAGTGAAGGCACCGAATGGCCGCCACCCCGTCACGCCAGAACAAGCCCAATTCCTCTCCGCCATCACGCAGGCCGGCGGCCTGGCAGGCGTCGCCCGCAATCCATCGGAGGCACGGCTAATCCTGGGGTTGCTTGATGCATAAGCCTGACCGCAAGCCCTATTGGCAATCCGTGACGGACGAAGCCCTGGCGGACCCGGCGCGGCTCGCCCGCGTGTTTGCCGGCATGGGCTTCACCACCTATTTCGGTGCTATCCCGTGGGGCGCGCACATACGCAACCCGCCCGCCTATGCGCGTGGTTTAGCCGCGCGACTGCACGGCTTCGCCGCCCTTAACAGATCCCTGCGCGACGCTGACCTGCACCTCGTCGGCATCCATCCTCGCCTATTCCACGTCTCCGGATGGGACGGCTCATGGTGGTCGCGCGACATGGCGCAACGCGGCGACGACCTGCCTAGCCTCGGCGCCTTGATGTGGGGATGCGGCTACGGACAGGCGGCGTTCCGCATCGCGCAGATCATCGGCGTAAGCATCCCTAGGGTCGCGCCAATAGGGAGGTCGCGTGACAATGCCAGATGACTTCTCCGCGCTCTTCGATGCGGCGCGCGCCCAACTCAACCCGGATGCGCCGTCTCCCGCCGATTGGCCATTCCAATGCCTCGGCCATGATCGCGGCCGCTTCTATTTCTACACCAAGGAAGGACGGCAGATCATCGCGCTTCGCGCGCGGGAGCTCGGCAACGCAAGCGAACTGCTGGCGCTGGCGCCTCTCCGTTGGCTGGAGGGCGCGTTTCCCGGTCGGGAGACCTTCAACGCCAAGTTGGCCGCCGACCAACTCATGCGCGCCTGCTACGCGGCCGGCGTGTTCAATCCCGACGCGCTGCGCGGCCGGGGCGTCTGGTTGGATGCGGGACGGCGGGTCATGCACCTCGGCGACCGGCTGCTCGTTGACGGGATCGAGACGCCCCTGACGGCGCACCGCAGCGCCTACATCTACGAACAGGCCCGCCCCATCAACGTGTCACTCGGCGAGCCGCTGACGGACGCCGAGGGCAAGCGGTTCCTCGCACTCTGCCGTGCCATTGCCTGGCAGGAGCCGGACCGCGACGGCAGCCTCTTTGCCGGTTGGATACTCTCCGCCCTGATCGGCGGCGCGCTCGCCTGGCGCCCGCATCTCTGGCTGTTGGCGGAAGGCGGCTCCGGCAAGACATGGATTCACGATCACATCGTCTCCCCAGCGCTCGGCGACATGGCGCTGGTCCTCCAGGGCAAAACCACCGAGGCCGGCATCCGGGGCGAGCTTGGGACAGATGCCCGACCCGTTCTGTTCGACGAGGCAGAGACGCAATCCGACGCGGACCGCGCCCGGATGCAGCAGGTCATTGACTTGGCGCGGCAGGCGTCATCCGAACACGGCGCGCCCATCGTCAAGGGGACGAAGGAAGGCGGTTCCCGGCGCTACATGATCCGCGCTTCCTTCCTGTTCGCCAGCATCAACGCCGGGCTCACGCAGGCGGCCGACGAAAGCCGCTTCGTCACGCTATCCCTGACCGGCGGCGACCCCGACCAGTTCCAAGCCCTCAAGGCGGCGCATGCCGAGGCGATGGTCCCGAACCTCTGCGGCCGGCTACTCGCGCGCGGGCTCGCCATGGCGCCGACGATCCGCGCCAACGCTGACCTACTCGCCGATGCCATCGCGCGCACCGGGGCAGGGCGGCGCGCTGGGGACCTCCTGGGCACGCTCCTGGCCTGCCAGATGGCGCTCATCACCGCCGAGCAGATCGCCACGCCGGAGCGGGCCGCCGAGATTGTCCACGGGCGCGAATGGGTGCGGCAGGCAGCGGCCGATGCGAAGGTTGCCCCAGAATGGGAACGGGCGTTGGCTCACCTGATGCAGGCCGAAGGGATGCGGCGGACGACTAACGGCATGGCCGAGCGGATCACCGTGTCGGAGCTAATCGCGTCATGCCTTGGGCGAGCAACCGACCCAAGCCCGCGCGACGCCGACCAAGCCCTGCGCAGGATGGGAATGCGGGTGATGCCGCACCCGGACGGTGACCGTCTGCTGATCGGTAACAGGAGCTCTAGCGTCGCTGACCTGTTCCGTGCTACGCCATGGGGCGCCGGATGGATGGCCACGCTTGCCCGCGTCACGGGCGCGCAACGCTCAATTCCGGCGCGTTTTACTTCCGCCTACCAAGACAAAGCCCTCTCCCTCCCGATTGCGGCTTTGCTCGATGTGGGCGAAAATGGCGGATAACCGCCATTTGTTACCAATCGTGTTACCTGGTAACAGGTTGGTAACGCCGGAAAGCCGCAGAAAACCTAGGGTTGTTACCTGTTACCACGCAGGGCACCTATATGCACTCACATGCGCGCGCGCGTGTATGTTTTTTTTGAAGGTAACAAAGGTAACAAAGGTAACAAACCTAGGAAAGTCTAGGGATTCCGGCGTTACCGTTCCTGTTACCGAACGAACCAATGGTAACAACCATGCCTGACACCCCCTCCACCTCCCGCGCCGTCCTCGCGCTGCTCAACGCCGGCCACGCATGGGCCGCCGTCGCGCTGCTGGAAGACGGCATACGGCGGGGGCTCCCGCTCGCCACCACGCTGGGTTTGATCCGCGTCGGCCGCGAGGCAGAGGCGCGCCAGATGCTGGAGGGGTGGGCGGATGAGGGAGCGCGCATGGACTGACAACACAGCCCTGCTGCACATCCTGCCGCAGCAGGAATGGCACGATCCCGTGTTCGTCATTGGCACGCGCCCAGCCATCGAGGCCCTACGCGATGCCCTGACAGCAGCCCTGGACGCCTCCCAACGCGGCGGGCGCTCCGCCCCGGTGTCGGCGCCAGCCATGGCGCGGGACGGCGAAGGCTATCGCGTCGTCTGCCGCGTCGTCTCCGCCGAGGACATGGCGGCCGTGCCGTTCGGCTACGCGAGCGAGACCGCGCGGGACGACCGCCCGTGGCCCCGGTGGCTGTTCGACGGGTGCGCCTGATGTCCAGCCGTGAAAACCGCGTTTCCGTCGCCCTGGGCGGCTTTTGGATGCTAGGGGATGTCGGACACCACCCAGCCCTCTCCAAGCCGCTGGCGGGCCGTTCTAGCCCGTTTTTGGGGCATGTTTGGCGAAGGGGCGCACCCTATGGGTTGGCGTAGCACCCGCGCCGCCTGGAAGGCGCGGTCGGCGCGGGTGGCAGCGTCGCCGCTGATCAGTCTTGGGCCGTCGCCGCCGTCGGCTGGCCGCGCCGGGCCAGCCTGGGCGGCGGGTCGGCCACCCGCCGTTCCAGCCACGCGACCACCTCGGCGGGTGGCCGCGCGGTGCCGTCGCACCAGCGGTCCACGGCGGACCGGGTGCGCCCGGTGCGGGCCGCGAGCCACCGGCGGGACACGCCGGCGACTCGGAGCAGGTGGGAGAACGAGGTCACCAGGACCTCGCCATCCACCACTCGCCGCGCTTGTGGCGCCCGTGCGAGCGCGACACGTCGGCGGCCTCCACGGCCGCCTTCGTGGTGCCCTCCACGAGGCGGAGGTGGTGACGGGCGCGGTAGCTGCCGTGGTCACATTCCGGCACGCCGCGCAGGGCGGAATCCCACGCGGCCTCGGGGTCGCGCTTGGCCGCCCCGCCCGCGCCGCCCGTGCCGATTACGCAAAACCAGGTGTAGCTCATCGTTTGTCCTCCTCCATCTCGGCCGCGCCATCCGCCGCCGATGCGTGCTATATCGCACACATCTCCGCGCCATGCAAGCAGAATCACACACATTAGCGACCACGAGCGGCTGCCAAAACATCCGCCATGGCGCCGGCCAGCGTCTGCGCGTCCTCGCCCCACTCGGCGATCTGCTCGCCGAGATTCCACGCCACCACGCACTCGGCGGCCAGAGCCGCCGGAGGGGTGGCCAGCGTCTCGGGGTATGGCTCGGCCGCCGAGCCGTAAACCCAAGCGGTCGCGACCGCCTCAAGGGCGTCGCGGATGGTGGCGTAGCTGCTGCCCTGGAATTCGTAGGTCATCGTCTTGGCTCCTGTTCCTCGGCCGCGCCATCCGCCGCCGATGCGCGCTATTTGACATACACCCCCGAGTCATGCAAGCGCAATCGCACACATGGAGCGTCCCAAGATTGAGATTGGTGAGATGCGGCGCGATCAGCTGATTGACAACGAAACCACGCGCGCCCGTCCTAGCACCCGCGCCGCGCTGCGGCGGCAGGAGCGTGAGATGACGCAGGGCGAGGCGGATGCGTTCCGCGAGGGGTTCCGGCGCGGGGCGGAGGCGATGCGGCGCATGTGCGAGGATGTCGTCATGTGCGCATGCCCGACCGATGAGGCGGCACACGCGGTCAGCGCGGCCATCACGAGCGGCCCGAACAGCGCAGCGCGATGGCGCGCATGCCATCGCACGGTCTGCCTCGCGCTGCTGGCGTGCGAAATCGCGGACCTGCCGCTACCCGACCCGGAGGACACCGTGTGATCCGTTCCGGCCTGACCGCGCTTGCCTTGTTCGCGGCGATTTATGCTATCCTCTACCTCGTGGGGATCATGCCGATCCCTGCGCAATAGTGCCTACCACCCCCAAACCAATGGAGCCGACGATGGCAAAGACTACGACCAAGAGTGACGAGATCAGCATCCTCGAAATTCACACCGGGGAGGCGCAGTTCTGCATCCTCGGCACATCGCCGCTGCTGTTCAACCGCATGGCCGAAAAGGCGAAGCGCGAATTGCTGATGCCCAAGGGGCGCAAGACGGGGGCGGACCGCGCCGCGTCCCTCAAGCACAACCCGCTGGAGGAATACCGGAACAGCGTCTATCGCCGCAGCGACCACGTGCCCGGATCGACGCGCCTGCTGTTCCCCACGCCCGCATTCAAGGCCGCGATGGCAACGGCCGCACTCGATCTGCCCGGCGCCAAGAAGTCGGAGATCGGCCGCCTGGCGTGGGCGCTCGGCGACAAGGTGGAGATTTTCGGCGTCCCCAAGCTCCGCATGGACATCGTGCGCTCGGCCGACATGAACCGCACGCCCGACGTGCGCACGCGCGCATGTGTGGCCGAATGGGCATGTCGCGTCACCATTCGCTTCGTGCGGCCGAAGCTGCGTGACCAAGCGGTTGCCAATCTCATGGCGGCGGCTGGCGTGACGTGCGGGATCGGCGATTTTCGCCAGGAGAAGGGCAAGGGCAACAACGGCCAATTCATGTTGGTCGAACCGGATCACCCCGACTTTGTGCGCCTGACGACGGAATGCGGCACGGATGCGCAGGACGCGGCGCTGGCGCACCCCGAGATGTGGGACGACGAGACGGCCGAGATGATGGAGTGGTTTTCGGCCGAGATCGTCAAGCTGCACGGCAAGAGGGATGCGGCATGAACGACGAGGAAAAGCGCCGTCTGGCCGAGGAGGAACTGCAAGCCATCGCGGCAGCGAACGGCGGCAGGCTGACGGCCGAAATGGTCGTGCAGGCGGCGCGCGACGAAGAGTCCCCGCTGCATGACTTCTTTACGTGGGACGATGCGGCGGCCGCCGCCGAGCATCGCATCGCGCAGGCGAGGGCGCTCATTCGATCCGTGCGCGTCGTGTTTCGCACCGAAACGGTGACGGTGCGCGCGCCCTACTTCATCCGAGACCCGGAGATGCCACCCAGCGAGCAGGGCTATATCTCGCTGCCGCAGCTCCGGACGGATGAGGACGCGGCGCGCGCCGCGATCACCACCGAGTTTGCCCGCGCGGCGGCTGCATTGCAGCGCGCGCGGTCAATCGCGGTGGCGTTGGGCCTCGAGGGGGAGGTCATGGAACTCGCGGACCGGCTGGCGATGCTCCGGGCGGCAGTAGCGCAGGGCGGCGGCGCCGTTGCCACCGCTGCGTGAGGCGAGGTGTCACGGCACGGCGGTCGAGGCTCGGCGGGGCCTGGTCTGGCGCGGCGAGGCGCGGCGGGGCGCGGTGGGGCGAGGCGAGGCCTGGCGGTCATGGCGGGGCAAGGCTCGGCCCGGCGGGGCTTGGCGCGGCCTGGCTTGGCGGTCGCGGCCTGGCGAGGCTTGGCCTGGCGCGGCGGGGCCTGGTCTGGCGCGGCCGGGCGAGGCGGTCGCGGCGTGGCGCGGCTCGGCTTGGCGCGGCCTGGCATGGCGGTCGCGGCAAGGCGTGGCCGGGCACGGCCAGGCCGGGCCGGTCACGGCGGTCGCGGCACGGCTAGGCGAGGCGCGGCCAGGCCGGGCGCGGCGCGGCGGTCGAGGCTAGGCGCGGCAAGGCTCGGCATGGCTGGGCGTGGCTTGGCCTGGTTAGGCACGGCGGTCACGGCCGGGCACGGCCTGGCGAGGCCGGGCTGGGCCGGTCACGGCGGTCACGGCAAGGCCGGGCTTGGCGTGGCAGGGCTTGGCGGGGCACGGCGGTCGAGGCTAGGCGCGGCAAGGCTCGGCATGGCTGGGCGTGGCACGGCCGGTCACGGCGGTCGCCGGCCATCGCACGCAAGGCGGGGGCGCCATCCGGCGCTCCCGCCGCCTGACTGATCAGGAGCCCTATGTCGCCACGAAGGAGGCGCACAATGCCCGCACGATCAGCGCCCGTCGCCGACTACGGCCCGGAAATCCGGCGCAAGCGGGGCGACGTGGTCCTGCACGACCGCCCCGACCCCGAGCGCCCGAACGCGCCAGACATCCGAGGAGCCCGCGTCCGCATCTGGTATCACGTCCTTTGGATCGAGGGCGCCCTGTCCGACGCGGAGCACGAGGCGGCCGACCGCTACCTCGTGCGGCTAGAGCAGGCGCAGGGCGCCGTGGAGGGCAGCCCGGAGCGTCCCCAGGGCATCCGTGGCGGTGGCATGTCCGGCCCAACCGAACGCCAAGTGATGGCCCTAGCGGACCTGCGCGATGCCGACCGCGTGCTCGGCCGAGAAACCGCGCTCGTGCGGGCCGTGGTCGGGTGGAATATCCGCCCGCTGGCCGAGGATGTGCCAGCCCTCCGCGACGCGCTCCGCCGGCTTGCGGACTTTTGGGGAATGTGAAGGGCTTGCAAGAATCTCTTGACACGCCACGCGAAGGCTTGTAGGCGGGGCGCACAAGTCAGAATTGCGCCCAGCCGATAGGCGGGCGCTTTGCGCCTCGGCCGCCTCCAACCGCCTGACCCGGCCGGCGTATCGCCCCGCCCAGCGCACATAGCGTCAACACGCGCGGCCAATCGTTTGGGCGTGATGGACGGGACCGGGACAATGCCAGGCGGCGCGTTCTGGCCCCCATCGCGCCGTAGGAGAACGATGCCACGCATTCCGCGTAATCCAGGGATTGGCAAGGCGCCGGTCAACACGCCGGCGCGCGGCCCGAAGTGGGACAAAGGGCTGCCAGGCTATGGGCCCGCCAAAGGCCCGGGGAATCACGGCCCCGGCCCTGGCCGCCCGCGCGGCGTGAAGAACGGCGAGGGCAAGAAGACCGTCGCCGATCTGATGATTGCGGCTGATGCGCGCCGCATCGCGGCCGAGGCTTGGATGGTGATCCTTCAGAACCCGTCGCACCCCCGCCATGCGGATATGGTCATGCGGGCGGCGGAGCGGATGGACGGCGCGCCTGTGCAATCGGTGCGCGTCATGGACGTTGACCCCGATCAGATGACGGATTCGGAGCTTGCGGCTATCGCCAGAGGAGGCCGCCGCCCGGCTGCTGACAAGACGGGCAGTTAGGCGCGATCTCGGCGCGTGGTGCGTCTACGCGCTGGAGCCGCAGGGGTTGCGGCCTGCCGCGCATCATCGGCTCATCATCCGGGAGCTTGAGGCGGTCGCGAGGGGCGAGACGCGGCGGCTGATGTTGTTTCTGCCGCCTGGCTCGGCGAAGTCCACTTATGCGTCGGACTTGTTTCCCGCGTGGTGGCTGGCGCAAAAGCCGGATCGGCTGGTGATCGCGGCGAGCAACACGGCGGATTTGGCGAAGGCGTTCAGCCGGCGCGTGCGGGGGCGCATCCGGCAGCATGGGCCGGTGCTCGGCTATGGGTTGGACCGCGAGGCCGAGGACGATTGGACTACCACGACGGGGTGTGAATATCGCGCTGTTGGCGTGACGGCCGCCATTGCAGGCCGACGAGCTGATCTCGGGCTGATTGATGACCCGATGCGGTCGCGGCAGGAGGCGGAAAGCGAAACGCAGCGCAACCGCGTGTGGGAGTGGTATCAGGACGACTGGTTGACGCGCCTCAAGCCGGGCGCGGCGCAGGTGATGATCGGCACGCGCTGGCACGAGGACGACCTGTTCGGCCGGCTGCTGGAACGCGAGGCCGGCAATTGGCGCGTGTTGCGCATTCCAGCACAGGCGGAAGACCCGGACGACCCGCTCGGGCGCAAGCCTGGCGAGTATCTCTGGGGTGATGACGATTACGGCTACGCGGCGGACCTCGAAGAGAAGCACGCGCGGGCCGAGGCGCGGACATGGGCTTCGCTCTATCAACAGCGACCGGCGCCTGCTGAGGGTTCGCTGTTCCGGCGGTCGTGGCTGATTCGGGAAGCGCCGCCGGACCGGGACCGCATGCGCGTCTATGGCGCGAGTGACTACGCGGTGACGGCCGATGGCGGTGACTACACGGTGCATGTCGTGATCGGCATGGACCACGCCGGGCGCCTGCATCTGCTCGATCTTTGGCGCGCGCAGGCGGACGCGAGCGTGTGGATTGAGGCGTTTTGCGACTTGGTCGCGAAGTGGCGGCCGTTGGCGTGGGCCGAGGAGACCGGGCAAATCCGCGCGGGGGTCGGGCCTTTCCTCGAACGGCGGATGCGCGAGCGTCAGACGTTCACATCTCGCCGGCAGTTTCCGACGCGCGGCGACAAGGCGATTCGCGCGCAGAGCATCATTGGCCGGATGGCGCTTGACGGACTGCGGATGAGACCGGACGCGCCGTGGATTGCGGACCTGGAAGCGGAGTTGCTGAGCTTCCCGTCGGGGAAGCATGACGACCAGGTTGATGCGCTCGGGTTGGCCGGGCAGTTGTTGGACATGATGGCGACGGGGACGCAGCCGAGAAGCGCGCGGCCGAAGCCTGATCCGTGGATGCAGCCGAAGACCTCGGGGGCCTCGTGGAAGACCATTTGATCGAGCAGGAGGCGCTTTCGCGTGCGGTGATGGCGGCGTTTGACGCGCTTCCGTTGCCGTTGCGGCGCTTTGTGGCCGAGTATCCGCATGGGTTGCCGATGTTGGGGCCGCGCGGCGTGGCGGAGGCGTGGCTTGCGAGTGAAGGCGACGTGGCGTTGACGATCGACGCCATGCGGATGCGGTTTCCGGTGCGCGCGCTGTGATGCTCATCGCCGCCGAATCTCGCATCGTCATCGAGCAGGACGATAGCAGCCCGGACGAAGTGCATGCGCGCGTCGTGCGGTGGATCGAGGATGCCGAGCAGGAGGGCGCGAAGGCGCGCGAACTGAGCGAGAAAGACCGCGACTACTACGACGGCAAGCAGCTTACGGAAGCCGAGGCGCGGGAGCTGATGGCGCGTAACCAGCCGGTGATCGCGTTCAATTTGATCCAGGCGAAGATTGATTACATGCTTGGCCTGGAAAAGCAGCAGCGCACCGATCCAAAGGCGTTTCCGCGCACGCCGCAGGATGAGGAGGCGGCCGAGGCGGCGACCGATGCGTTGCGGTTCGTTTGCGACAGCAACGACCTCGCGCAAGTGCGGTCGCAGGCTTGGGAATACATGATCATCGAGGGCGCGTGCGGCTACGACGTTTGCGTTGAGCCGGGCGCCGATGGTGAGCCGCACATCGCGGTGAAGCTGGTGCATTGGGACCGGATGTTGTGGGACCCGCACAGCCGCGAGCGCGACTTTTCGGACGCGAAGTGGCTGGGCGTGTCGCCATGGATGGATCGTGACGACGTGCTGACGCGCTGGCCGGGCGCCGAGGCGGTGCTGGAAAGCGCGTTGGAATTCACGGTGCGGGCCGATACTTTTGATGATCGCCCGCGCTGGAATCTCTGGGCGGACCGGCAGCGCGGGCGCGTGCGCGTTGTGCAGATGTATTGGCAGGAGGCCGGTCGCTGGAAATACGGCGTGTTCACGCGCGGCGGGTGGCTCGAAGAACCGCGCGACAGCCCATACGTGGATGAGACCGGCGCGCCGGAATGCCCGCTGATCTTCCAATCCGCCTATGTGGACCGCGAGAACAAGCGGTATGGCATGGTGCGGAACCTGATTGATCCGCAGGATGAGATCAACCTGCGTCATCGCAAGGCGGTGCATCTGCTGAGCGTGCGCCAGGTGATCGCGGAGCAAGGCGCGGTGCGGGATGTGGACGAAGCGCGCCGCGAGTTGGCGAAGCCGGATGGCTACGTCGAAGTTGCGCCCGGTATGCGCTTCGAGATGAACCCGACGACGGATCTTTCGGCGGGGCAGGCGCAACTGCTGCAGGAAGCCAAGAGCATCTTTCAGTTTCTGGGGCCGAACGCGGCGCTTCTGGGCAAGCAGAACAGGGAGGCGAGCGGCCGGGCCATCGCGCTATCGCAGCAGGGCGGCATCATCGAGATTGGTGCGCTGTTGGACCTGCACCGGCACGCGCAACGGCGCGTGTGCCGGGCGATCTGGAACCGCGTGAAGCAGTTCTGGACTGCGGAAAAGTGGGTTCGCGTCACCGATGATGAGCGGAACATCCGCTTTGTCGGGTTGAACCAGCCGCAGGTTGATCAGTTCGGGCGGCCGGTGATCGCCGGCTATGATGAGATGGGCAATCCGGTGCCGGCGCTTCACAACGACGTGTCGCGCATGAATGTGGACATCGTGATCGAGGAAGGCCCGGACGTGGCCACGCTGCAAATCGAGCAGTTCGAGGCGCTGGCGGGGCTGGCGAAGGCGGGCGTGCCGATCCCGCCCGATGCGCTGATCGAGGCGAGCAGCATCCGCAACAAGGACCGCATTCTTGAGCGGATGCAGCAGATGGCGCAGCAGCCAAACCCGGCGCTGCTTGAGTTGCAGCGGAAGATGAAGCGCGACGAAGGCGACCTGGCGATTGCGGCTGGCCGCCTGCAGCTCGATGCGGCGAAGGCAGCGGCGCAGGCCGAGACCGATCTTCTGGCGACGCAGCAGCAAGCCGCGCAGCCGCTTGTGCCTGTCGTCTGACACAGTTCGCTTGACCGCGAGCGAAATCGCGGTTCTGTCGCCGGCAGCCTCCGGCGTTGCGCACTGGCCCAGCGATACAAGGGCTGCATGGGAATCATCATGGATCAGGACACTGCGGAGGGCCGTGGCGGCTTGATGCCGGCACCGCTCTTTGGGGATGCTGCACGCCCCGCGCCGGTTGAGACGACGCCTTCGGAGCCTGCCGGGCGGCAGGAGACGAACGCGCCGAGCGAGACGGCCGGGGAAACGGGCGAAAGCCGCAATCCGCCGGACACGAAGGAGGGACCGCGCCGCGACGCAGCGGGTCGGTTCGCGCCAAAAGTGGATGGTGCGCAGGAGGCTGCCGGGTCGCCGCCGGTTCAGCAGCAGGAAACCCCGCAGAGTGTCCCGGTTTCCGTGCATGTCGCGGAACGGAAGAAGTTGCAGGAGCGCATTGCGGCGCTGGAAGCGCAGATCGCGCGACAGTCGCCGCAGCAGGCCATGCCGCAAGGCCAGCCTGTGCAGCCGCGCCAGCCGATACAGCCGCCGCCTGCTGACCTGATGTTCTCGGACCCTGACCGCTATCACGCGGGCATGATCCAGTATCAGCACAGCCTCGCGGCGGCGATGCAGGCCCAATGGCAGATGCAGCAATTCGCGCAAGCGGAAGCCTTTGCGCGCCGGCAGTGGCCCGATTTTGACGAGGTGCTTGAGGTCCTCGAACAAGAGCGGGCGCGCAATCCGGCGTTCGGGCAGACGTTGGCGCTGGAATTGTCGCGGTCTCCCGACCCGGCCGGCGTCGCGTATCAGCGTGGCAAGGAGCTCCTCGCCCGCCAGCGGTGGCAACCGATCATGCAGGAGCATAGCGACCCGGAGGCGTTCATTGCCGCCGAGGTCGAACGGCGCCTTGCCGAACGCGTCCAGCAACCTGCGTCTTCTTCCTCATCCTCGGCGCTTCCGCCCGCTTCGCTGGCTTCTGTCCGGAGCGTTGGCGCGCCACGTGCGGTCAACACTTACGCCGGTCCGAAGCCCCTCTTTCCATCGGGGCGCCGCGCCTAGGAGCGCGTTTCGCCCCAGCCATAGGGGCATCTTCACATGGCGCTTACTCGTGCAGCGACCGGCTTGACGGTCGAGCAGTGGGACGACGAGTTCTTCGTCGAATACGTCCAGGACAGCGTGTTCTACCCCTACATGGGGAAGGACGAGCA